TCTATCGCCAAACTTGCCATTGTTATAATCTCTTACAAATCTATCAAACCAAAGATCAACATTATCATTTCTTAAATTATATTCTTGAACAATAAATTGTTTTAAATTCTTGTGTCTTGCAACTAAAGCTTTGAGAGTTTTGACATTATTAACATACGTTGTCTGATCCATAGAAGTCCAATCCATGCTGCCTAAAGTTTCTGTTATGTCTTTTTTATTTAATAGATTTGCAAGGTCTTGTTCTTCTTTATTTGCATCTTTTATTTTTTCATATATTTCTTTTTTAAGTTCCAAAATACTATCATCTTGCTCTAAAAACTCTCCTAGTGTTTTTTGTACTGGTAATCCTTCTTTTGTAGTACCACTTGGTCCTACTGTAACTGCTGACATAAAATCTATATAATCGTCTAACTCAGATTGAGCTTCTACCCAAGAAATATTACCTCTTTCAAAATCATTTAAAATTCTATAACCATTCTTTTTAATTATCTCAATCATGCCTGACGGAGAAACAACCTCTGACAAACCTAATCTATATGTATAGTTTGTATCATTTTGAAGTAAAGATAATGCGTAGCTTTCTCCATCTTGGAAATCTGTATCAATAATATTGTCTTCAATATTTTCATTGTATTTATCAATATTACGAAAATACAATAACGAACTGTCTGTAAGCATACTTGTATAATTTTGTATGTTTGCATCTGCTTTTGCTTCTACTTGCTTCGTTATTGCTTTGCGTAAAGCTACATTTTGTTGCGGAAAGAAAAATTGATTTAAAAGTTGTGGCCTTATACCTTTTGTATCTAATAGTTGTGTTTCTTTAAATTCGTTTATTGCATTTTGAAACTCCTTAGAGTTCACATCAAACTGAGATAAAGGTATAGCAGTAGTACCGCCTTCTTTATTTGGTACTTGAACAATATGATTTGCAAAAAATTGATTAGTCTTACCTTCTGCTATGTTTCCTAAATTCATAGCAAGTTGTTTTTCTATTCCATACTCTATATACATATTTCCACCAACAAAATTTCTCATTATTCTGTTGCCTTTTTTTTCAGATAATTCTTTTTTTATCTGTGTAATTTGTTTATCATCAGCACCTAAAAGTAGATTCTGACCTTCTAATATACCTTCTTGTTTTGCTTTGTCTATTTGAAAATTAACAAATCTCTGTAATGTAGGGTTTATTTCTTTTAAGGTTTCAGCTAACTCCATTATGCCAGTTTTAGGCAATACGCTTACAGGTTCAACAAAAGTATTTACAGGTTGTCTAGAGCTTTGCCCTGCTGTGCTTTGAAAACTTGTAGTCCCTACTTGTAAAACCATGATTAAGGAAGTGCGTTAAGGTACATACCAACACCTTGAGTGCCGATATTTAATAGCGTCTGACCTAAACTTGGTATTTGATTATAAGCTTGATTGATATTACTTTGAAGTTGATTTATTCGACTGTCGTATTGTGCTTCTGTTGCTTGAACATTAAACAAATATTGTCTTTGCATTGATTCTAAACTTTGATTTATTTTTTCTCTATAATTAGCAGCTTGTCTTTCTTGATCCATCAATAATAATCCTACAGTTGTACCTGCTTGTTCTGAAGCTATTATAGATCGACTTGCTTGCAAAGCATCAATAGTTTTTGCAAACTTATCTTGTGCTGCAAACTTTTCTTCTTCTGCTTTTCTTTCTGCAAGAGCTAATTGCTTTTGTCTTTTATCATCTTCTGCTGATTGTTGTGCTATCAAGGCTTGATTATATGCTTGATTAGCTGCACTTTGGGCAGCAGATCTTTGAATAAAACTATTTGCAACAGTAAGACCCAAGCCTATATTAAATGCTGTTGCAGCAGGTCCAACTAATCCTATTCCAGCAGCAACACACATCTAGGCGATCCTCAGAAATTCGTAGAAAGGTTTTTTTTGTTGACCATAACTCTCATGTAATTTTACAAAAGTAAACCCAAGAGCTTTTAACCATTTTATAGCAGAGGTGTTTTCTGCATACACATAATTATAAAGTATTTTATAAGACTCAAGTAGATTATCAACCCATTTTCTGCCTTGTCTTATTAATTGTATTCTATATTTTTTGTTATTAAACAACTCATCTGTAGCAATACACCATATACAACCATCTTTAAATACACCACATAAACCTATTGGTTGGTCATCATCAGAAGCAATAGTCATATTAATTTGACTTCCTAAAAAAGTAACGCTAAGAGCATCTTCTGGTGTCATATCTGTTTGATAGTAAGATTCAAGTCTGTCCATTTCTCTCATGTTTTCTACTACAAATTTAAAATCTTCTAACTTTGACTTTCTTAAATATCCCACTATACTCTTCTACTCCTTATATGAAATACTCCTTGATATTCTGCACCAGCTAGTCGTGTAGGTAAGAATGTATTGTTTTTAATATCTATATCAACTCTATCTGATTTACTCATTATTGGTACTCTAAATGTACCTGTATCTAAATTTGTTTGTCCAATAGAAGAAGAAGCCGAACCTAGCAAACGACCAGTAAATTTATATACAGATGTGCTTCTATTCTCAGGTGTTACTTCTACTTGAAAGAAACCAGCATCTTCGTATTTAATATAAAAATGATGTATTTGTAATCTACCCCCTATATATTCTGGAGAACCACTACCACTTTCTGTTAACCTTTGTTCACTAAATCTATAGTGCATTTCATAAGGTTCACCAATAATAAATTTACTATTTCTAAAATCTCCTGTTGCTGTAATTGTAGATGTAGACCCATCAGTAGAGTTTGTAGTTTGTAAAACTTGACCTGCTAAAAGATTTGTTGTATCTCCTATTGCATTAACAAATGTACTTGTTTCTCCAGTATCTAAATATCTACCAACTATATTCATGTTTGCTCTTAGCCGATAGGGAACTGTAAAAGTAGAAAGATTTGTAACAGCATTATAAGTAACTGAAACTCCTGTAGTTGCTTCAGTAACCTTATGGTCTAAATGATATTCAAAGTCAGCATAATTTTCTTTAAATTCAGTTTCAAATGGTATCTTTTCTAGTGTTACTTTATTCGCTTCTTCTATAACAGCAAACAAATCTGTACCAATAAAGTCTACGTTTAATATAGATCTGTTTGAATTTATAGTATAAGTAAACCAACTACTTAAAGCTTTTTGTCCTTCTGTTCCATACAACCATCTATATACATATAATTTATTTGGATTATCTGAACCTAATAAAATAAGAATATCTTGATTATTTGAGACTACCATTTTATAAATATTACTTGGTATCAGTCTTGGTACATGAATAGTTATGTTTGCTGCATCTCTTATCTTAGCTTCGCCTTGAATTATATATTCTCTAACACCTGCAAATAATCCTTTTTGTGTAAGAAAATAAATAGAGCTACCAGCACTTGCTGGTTGTGCAGCGTCACTACTTTCAAATTCAGTCGCAACTATTACGTTAGCAGTTTTAGGTGTAAGATTATCTGCTGAAGCAGTTAAAACAAACTGTGTCTGGTCAGAAAATAATATAAGTTTTTCACCCATAGTTACTGCATTTTTTAAGATTGCAACTTTTGTATGAGAAGCAGCTACATCTATAGGTTCACTATCTAAAATAGATATAACTGTTTCTGGAAAGAAGTTAAAAAATTCAGATACCCTTGAAAGTATTACATTATCATTTGCTAAAAAACCTAACCTGTTTCTAAAAAAGAATACGTTATTAATTTTGTTACCAATAAAAGAAGGGTTAGGTGCTGAAATTGTATCACCTACAGTACGTTCTCCCCATTTAGGTAATGTATAAGCATTGGCAATACCAAACTTTACATTTCCGTTTGTTATTAATGTACCTGTTGCTGTATATGTAAATGTGTTTGCATCTACTTTTGTAATTGTAAATGTACCATCAGCAGAAGTTCCTGAGGTATGGTCAAAAGTTATTGAATCATCAGTTGATAATCCATGATTATTTGAGGTAACAGTAACAGTAGTAGAGTTTTGTTGAGTATATGTACCTGAGCCTGTAAAAGCTGTATAACTTTCACCATCAACTCTTGCAAATCTAAATTCACCATCA